GCCACATTTGTGTTCGGGGCGTCAGGTCCGACCGCTTCAGATCCGATGTTTGACCAGGAGCAGGATACTACCGCTACCTGGGCAACATTTAATCCCCAACTAGTGAAGATCCACTTTCAACGCAAGTGGAAGCTGAATAATGACGGCAACGTCAACGCTATTTCGTCTAAGAAATTTTACGTCCCCCTTACCCGAAAAATCCAAGCTACGACGGATAGTTCGCTGGTGACAAATAACTATATGGGCGAAATAAAAAACAACCAAGTTTACTGGTTGTTGGAGATTTTCGCACCCGGTGTTCCTAGCATACAATTAAACACCTACTTGAAGGGGAGCATAACAACAAAAATATACTTTAAGGACGCGTAGGGAGGCGGGAAGGGCGTAGCCCGCTTGCCGCCGGGCCCATATGTGGCGGAGCCGGGAAAAATGGGATAAAAGCATAGTTTATCTTATTTTACGCAATATATAATTTATTCTCTACGTGTACTTCTACACAATTCTCTCTGTACCATTCCCTCTCGCTATCTAGCATAACAAAATTCCCCTTGGAGTCTCTAGCCGTAAAGGGGTTTTTGTCTGGATTACAGAGCCAAATACATGGTTTTCCCCAACGAGCAACTCCTTTACGCCATTTATCAGTGTGCGTAAATTCTTCCTGCGCACCCCAAATAGCCTTGCGCATTCCATGGAAGAAGTCAAAGTCAAAGTCATCTAAAATAAGATAGTCGGCGGTGTCGTCGAAGCTATCTGATCTCCACAATCCGCACATGTAACTATAACGGCCGAGTGATTTCGCCCACACGGTCTTACCAAGTCGGGTCGGGCCAACGAGGAGTAAGGTTTTCGGGCGGTCCGGCCTCGGCTAAAGAATAATTAAACTAAATCAGAATCAATACACCAAGGGAGGTACGTGTGAACGTGCCGGAATAAAACTAACCTCACTGAAGACCTCTGCGCACCATTCGTCCAACGCGGGAATAGTGACGAAACTTTCTCTATCATAGACTTTTTGCGGGGCAACGGGCGCTTTGTAGTGCGTGGACCCGTACTTGACGATTTGGTCGTTGCGGAGGACCCACTCTTTAGGCTGATGGAGTCGGACGAGTTCGTAGAACTGGGCCTCGGACTCCGCGGTCGCAAGAATACCTCCGAAATCGAGGCGTCCTGACGCTGCAACGTAGGGTGGGACGTCTCCTCGAGTGTCGGGTTCAATGACATAGTCACACGCTTTGAGCTTGTGGCTCTTGATAGTGTGCTCGTCCTCTTTACGCCGCTCCGCCCCCTTCCTAATGTAGTGACGCCTGTTGACAAGGTCGACGGTGGCATTCTTGATGGGGATAAAGTTGGGATGGTATCCGTTAAAGTCGAAGGCTGTAACGGCGCGACGTAGGCGGGTGTCGAAGACGACGACGACGTGGTAGTGGATGCCATCCTGTTGGTGATTTTCCTGGACGATTTCTAGCCAGCAAGGTGCTATATCGGCGATGAAGTTGGCGAGGTCGTCGATATCGAGATCGTTGGCTTGAGAGTACGTCAGAAAATAGCGTTGCCCGTCTAGACCGGGCTCCCGGCGTGGCATTTTAAAGGGAGGGATATTGGCCTATGTAAGATTCTATAGGCCAATACTCCCCTCCCTCCCCCCCCTTTATATATAAAAACCATTGTGACTGCGGACCGGAGCCGGCTAATTTAATCGGAACTCCGAATTCCGAGGCCGAGTTTAGCCGAGATCCGAGGTTACACAAAACTCGCCACAGTCGCCACCCAGAATTAAACTCCCCCTTCATGCCATGGCGTACCGCAGGAAGAGCCACCGCCGCACGCACCGCCGCCGCGCGTTCAGCAAACGGCAGGCGAAGGCTATTGTCAAGATCGCCCAGAAGCCAGTTGAGACCAAGGACTACCCTGCGTATGACTCGATCGCCATCTGGCTTTCCAACGCGTTATACGGCTCGGGCGACCAGGCCCGCATTCTCCAGAACGTTTATTCCGACATCCCGCGTAACAACAACGTGGCCACGCGGGAGGAACATGAGTTCTCGGGGACGTCGATTCAATCCAGGGGGCTGAGATGGGGGCTGAACGTGTACACCTACCATCCAAACCCAGGGGATCAGTTGGACGTGCAGTTTCGGTTTACCGTATTCTCCATGGCCACATTTGTGTTCGGGGCGTCAGGTCCGACCGCTTCAGATCCGATGTTTGACCAGGAGCAGGATACTACCGCTACCTGGGCAACATTTAATCCCCAACTAGTGAAGATCCACTTTCAAC